TAAGCAAAATAGGAAGAACAGGGGTATTTGCACCCAGAGTCTGCAACAAACCAATGAATTGTTGCTGTTCGTACTCTCGTGCAATGATGCCAAGGGTTGCAGTAGGGATGAAGTTCATATCAACAGACGGATAACGCTCTGGATCAAACTGCATAAACCTGAAAGCAGCCTTCTTGATGAATGGAATCAAGAAATCTTCTTGGAAATTCACCAATGTGCGCTTGTATTTTTTGATGATAGAGGCAACCGCCATCGACATACCACCACCATCACGACTAGCTTGGCTAATCATGCCATTGGAGTCTAGAGTTCCTGTTGCTTGTAGCAACATTCGCTCAAAGTCTTTGGCAGTTGCAAGATTGTTTGGATCAGTTGCGCCAAACTTGAATGGGAACAAAATCTCACTTGGAGAACCGTTAACCAGAATAGCTTTTCCGGGCTTTACCTCAAATTTCATACCACGGGGCAAGCGAGTTGCATCCATTGCCATCATGGGAGAGGTACTCAGTGCCAGTGAATCCAAGTGGCTGCGGGTCTGAGCATCAATGGCTTTCTGCATATTGAATGCTTTTTCCACCGTACCACGACCAAGCAATCTGTTTGGCACAGTATCGTCTTGGTAAGACAGAACTGGCCTGTCTTTCATCATGTATGGATTTTCTTCAGCCTTTAAGAGCATTCCATCATTGGCAATCACAACAATGGCCTCAACCATGTCTGTGTAGTCTTCTGCCGCTGAGTTTTCAGGGAACAATTCAACAATATCCTTGTTCTCTTTCATGTTGTTCAGATACTCACGGGGAACTAACCCGTAGTAGGTCAACAAAAGAACCTTTTCATCCTGATACTGGCTTACTTCTTGGGTAGGTTCAAGGTCAGTGTCTTCACTAGTAGTACCAATGTCCACCTTGCGGTAGATTCCACGTTCAATACCTTGCACAACCTTATGAATTGAAACGTATTTTTCAATAGCCACGCCCATACAGTCATCAATGCTTGTGCCGTTAGGGTCAAACAAGAAGTTCTTGGGGTTAACAGGCATGATCTTGACAGAAATTCTGTCTTTTTCCATCACGCCAATAGCTGCCTGACCCTGTTGATTAGGAATAGGGCGAGTTGAGGGAACATACTCTTTTTCAGTCTTGACAACAATCTCGCCTATGCCTGTCCCATAGATTTCAGCCATCAATTCAATCTGGTCGATAGCTTTTCTGATTTTGTCTTTCTTGAAATCCTCAACGAGTTGATTCTTAATCATCTCAACATCAATAGGATTACCATTTACATCTTGGATATTGTCTTCAATGTCAAAAAAGTCGCCTTGACCAAAGATAGCTTCCATGATCTCAGCGTGACGAGTCTCGACTGCTTGTTGAGTAGCAGGAGTTACGATTCGGCTGCGTTCAGACTCACGGGTTTTGTCTTCAGATGCCCATTGACCACGGAAGATACGCTCGTATTCCAACCAATCAGGAAGAAAGTTGGTGTCTCTGTAGTCACGCCATCTATTGCAATGGTCAGTAACAAAATCGGTCAGTTCTTTATCAGCCTCAGTAGGCTCATAAAACTCATTCTGTTCAAGTTTGACTTCTTTATTTGTTGCCATTTAAATCCCCGAAATAATATCTAGAGGCTCCCACTCATCTTCTTGATCGTCTTGGAAGTATGAGGTTACAGCCAGTTGGTCAATGTAGGAAAGGGCATCAGGCAAGTCATCATGAACACCTTGGGCGGGAAACATCAAGAGTTGATCTTTGAATTCGTCCCAATCTTCCTCAGAGTTCAGCACAATACGCCCATGCTCAAACCGTCCTTGGAGACTCCAGATAATCCTGTCAGTCTTTTTCCTGTTGCCGTGCGTCAAGTCAACTATGTGTGAATATACATTATTTTTACGCATTAAGTCACTCAAATATGGCAAAACTGCGTTTTTTAATGCTCCACGTTCAATTCCAATGCTCAAAGGACGGTATTCCCGCATCTTCAGCAGGATCGTAGCCGCAGTTTCCCTGATGTCCCACCGCCCATAAACAATCTCTTTGACAAACCATTTGCCGTCCTCTGTTACTTTGACAACAGCAATGGCAGTCTGATCTAGCCTTTTCTTGGAATTGGCAGCTTGTCTAGCCACTTCTTCAAACCCTGCCAGATCGACAGCAATGTAGTACGAGCCATGTTCAGGTTCTTCTCCATATTTAATCCATTCTTCTTTAAAAACGTCAGAGCCAGCATTATCAAAACTGGCAAGGTATTCTTGTTTGAAAGCAAAGGAACTTAGGGTTTTCTTGGCAGACTCAATCTCATCAGGGTCTATCAGGGGGTTGTCTTTAGTGGTGAAGTGCCATGACTTCCAATCAGAGTCTTCTTCTGACATTCCAAGTTTAAAGATGTCATAGAAGAAGTTACGACCTTTGGGAGTGCCGATAAACATAGCTCTGCCCTTTTTATCAGACAAAGACGCACGAATAACTTGCTCCCATGCTTCGGGTTTGATGTCCGCAACCTCGTCAAGCACAGCGTAGGTGAGAGACACTCCTCGCAAAGTATCTGGACGATCTGCGCCTCTGACATAGATTTTTGCTCCGTTTATCAGGGTGATGTCCATGTTGTTGATGTGACTGGCTTGGATAACCTCACGCCCTAACTCCATCAATACATCCCAAATAATCTGTCGTGCCTGACCATTGGTAGGCGCAACATACAGTACAGCAGAACCAGCAGTACACTGCAAGCCCTCAATCAACAGGGTGATGGCTGACAAGCGAGATTTACCGCAACGCCGTCCAGCAGCAATAACTTTGAACCTTGTTTTATCAGCAAAGACTTCTTGTTGCCAAGGTAGGAGACTGAAGTTTAGGTCAGACATTATTGAACTGAGTAATCAGGACTAGAAAACGGGTCTTTATAAAAAGGGTTTTCTGGTTTTTGAGTTGAGAGACTCCAGTTTTTTGCTTTTTCTACAGTGTCAAGTCCCATTGCATCAGGATCAGTCCCATACTGACGCATAAAAAATTCTTTCCATGCCGTTGGATGACTTGGGTCTTTCAGCATTTGTCCTGAATCTGTTGATGAAGGCCAATGTGGTCTATTGTCATAAGGACTGATAACTTCTTTTATTCCAGCTTTGTATGCGCCCCTGTAATCATAGTCAGGAGACTGAAGCATCATTTCTGTGACTCGTTGGTTATCTAACTTGTCTACAGGAATTTTATTTTCAGCGGCGATGTCTGATTTAACGGAATTGAATAACTGCGTACCTTGCAACCAATTACGAAACTTTTGTTCTTCTGGCGGTTTTAACGTAGTTGGACTCCAAGGAGTTGCAGTAAACTTTTGATATTCGTTTATCCAATCGGTCATTCTTTTACCTCTACGTCTTCAGCATCTATAGGGTTATCCCCTATGACAATACCACCAATACCAGAAATAGTTATGTTAACTGCTGAACGCTGCTTTCCTTCTTTCTCGAACAAGGAAACGGGAAGCATTCTGTCCATACAGAGTTTGATAGCAGCCATTTGAGCAGGGTGTTCGTCATTCATGGCAATCTCAACTGCCTTGTGGACAACATTAGCACCTGCACTCTTGATTAACAAGTCTTTGAGTTCTCTGACTTGTTGTTGTTCAGTCTTAGGGAGGGTAAGGGCTTGAGGGTTATCAGCATACTTCCTCAAGGTCATAGCACCAGAACCCTTTGGGCGACCCTTTGGTTTCTTTAGTTGTTCAGGGAGTGCATCTACTACGTTCATCTTTTGTCCAACAGAATGGGAAGTTAGCGCACACTTTACATCAGAATCAGATTCTTGTATAGTGGTGACAAGTTTGATTGCGCCAAACTATGAGCCTTTTAGAAGTGGTACAGCCTCCGTGCATTCGGGGGGCGCAACTGTATCACCCCTAAAGGGCTTTTTTCATGGCAATTCAACTGACACCTGAAGAACTGGCAAAACAGAGACAGCGCAAGGAAATGACGCAAGCATTGGAATCTTGGGAGAAAAACTTAGCTACTAAACTAGCAGAAGATAAGATTACAAAACGCAAGGTAACCAACCCTAAGAAAATACAAGCCTATCAAAAGGATGCAAAACAGTCATCTAAAAAGATTTTGAAAGCATTTGATGACGGGATGATTTTCTAGTATAGTGTCAACAAAAGGAGTGTCGGTTCTGCTACCCGACTCGACAGAGGGCAATCCTGTAAACCCCTGTCATGACCGCTTGGAAGCTGGTGTGCCATCGTAGTGACTACGCCGCATAGATAAACCAGAATAAGCCTAGAAGTAGGCTCTCCTCGTGGCAGACACCCTAATCAGCTTACTGTTAAACATTAAACACCTATATTCTCTATCGGGTAGCCGCTTGCGCCCAAATGAAACTTAAAGACACACCTCACTGATTACCCTTTTCTTTCAACCAGATAACCATACTTGTTAGTGTTAAACACTTTAATTCCTTTTTCCAGTGTGGAGGAGGCTACCACAAATATTACACACACACGACTACCCCCTCCCCCCTATCAAAGTAAGCACACACTTACAAGTAAGCACTTACTAACCTAACGACCAAGAAGTGAGCGCCAACTAACATTGTCCAGTCAGTAAGTTAGTGAGCACTTACTAACATTTAGGCTATATAAGGGCGAAGCATCATTATCCCTACACCTTAACAACTTCCAGTTATAAGAACAAAAAGTAATATAAAACGGCATGGCTACAAACTTACGACCAGAAAGAAAGTAGAACTTCCTGATTCTTAGGGTTTTTGGTGTACTATGTAAATCAAGGACTTACGAGAGTTGGCACGATTCTTTCACCTATATATATGTAAGGTGCAAATAATTGCCCTTATACAGTTCAACAAGTGTCAACAAGAAAGGCGTACAACATGAGCAAGTTATCACTAGAAATCATATTAAACAACGGAGACAAGAAAGTTTTCCCGTTGTCATTAACATCACAAACAATCAACAAGGGCGGCAAAGAAGTTTCTATTGTTACCCCTTGGCTTATTGGTTTTGAGGACACCTATCTAGCTATAGACACCTTCACAAGGCTCGTAGGCACATTTGAGATAGTTAACTACTGCTTTGTAGAAGGTTGCATCACAGAAGAAACAATAGACGCTCACGATGATACAGTCGTTGCTACTTACAGAATTTTGTTAGACGGCAATCCTGTCACTTATGAGCAAATCCAAGACTTGAGCGAGGTGTCAGCATGAAGTTGCAAACTATCAACTCTGCCAAACTGACTTGGTTTGTCCACCCTTCTCAATACTCTGATGTCTCAGAAGTCTATTGTGCGGACGGAGACGGGCTAGTCTCAATCAACAAAAGGCTTTCAGGGGTTTACTATGTCACTTGTGACTTCTTTGAAGATTTGCAGGGCATCTACGAAACCGTAGAAGAAGCTCTAGCCAAAGGTGAAGCCCTTCTCCTTGAGTATTATCCTGAAGTCTACGAAGAGGCTATGACATGAAAGCGCACATAGTAGCTACCAAACTAAAAGAGCAAGGAATTGCCGTCTTGTCCTTCTCTGAAGGCAGTGAGTGGGAAGACGGAAGCGTAGACATTACTGAAAATATCCACGTCCAAGTCCCTACTTTTGGAGGTGGTTTGTCCGTTGGGCAATTCTTCCCTGCCGAAGAAGCCTTTCAGTTTTACCCAATCCGAAGGGACTACAGCAAGCTCGCCAAAGACATTGAAAAGTGCCTAGCACTGGAAAATTAGAGCCATGCCCTTGCTTTCGGGCGGGGGTTTTCTCCTTGGTCGGGAAAGTTTTTCCTTGGTCGTGTAATTTTTTGAAAGATTTTATGAAAAAAGACATTATTTTGATCGCCATCTGTCTTATGACTTTTGCTTATATCGGGGTTTTATTGGCTTGGAGAGGTTGAGAGTTTAGACAATTGGAGATTTTGTCTCCTTTTGCCTGTGCTTTTGCAGGGTTTGAAAGGTGTTAATCATGAATCAATTATTTGAAGAATTTCAAGGTGCTGACATTGAAAGACTCGCCGACTGTTTAGCTGCTATTCGCAAAGCAGGGCTGAAAGTTGATGAATACACACAGGCAGGGCTTAATCAGTCAAGCGGTAATGTGTGGGTGTGGAATGAAGATTGGCAGGGTTGTGTGGCCTGTTCAATTGGTTTTGATGTGTTTTGGGCGTATTCCTGCCGTGAATGTGGCGAAGAATTTGAGTTTGAAACATATTCAGAATTAGAAGAATTCTCTGAAAACAATCAAGATGATTGCACAATGTGCCGCACTGAGGAGGTGACAGCATGAGCAAAAAAGAATATTTGCAATGTGTTTTGCGTCTATTAACCCCTGAACAGATTTTGCTCAGTGCATCAAATCCAACGCCTCACATGAAGCCAATTCACATAAAACTACACTATGTGGCACTGCGTAGATTAGGCCAAGAGGTGACAATTTGATTTACGCCACAATTGCACTTCTACTAAAAATAATCCTTAAAAAATAAATTAGCCACCTTCGGGTGGTTTTTTATTGCCCGACTGATTTAAAGCCCTTTTAACGGTTTCTTTTTATCTTCTTTGTCCTGATTACCTTCTTCCACAATGTCCGCTTAATTGGGGCTTCTAGTGGCTCTAATTGGGGCTGGAAGTCTTCAGGGTTGTTTAGGACTCCTGCCGTGATGCCAACAAACTCATAATTCATTGTTGGACGCAAGCCAAGGTTGTAACAGTGCTGATACCAAGAAATGCACTCATAAAAGCCGTCTATGATGTCTCCTTGCCCTGCTGCTAAAAGAACATCCTGCTCTGCATCCTTGAGTTTTCTTTGTAGATAGCCTCTGTCTGGATTTCTGAGCCTAGCCATTGATCTTAGACCTTAAAAAGTCAGCTATCAGAAGGGCTTCAGCTATATTGTGATCCCCTTTTTTGCGGATGTGCATTCCTGCATCAGGCCACTTCTCTCTGGCTAAGAGAATCGAATCGTACTTATCCCGACCAAGGCCAAAATGTTTCTTCCAAGATTGAGGACTAATGAAATGCACTGGATAGCGGGTTAGGATAGCCACTGCCTCAATTGCTCCTGCTGCTCTCATAAATTTGGCTGTTGAGGATGCCCCCTGATTTGGCATGGCATGGACGGCCTCCATAGCAATCTCGCCACCTTCCTTTGGATCAATAAAGGTTGATAGGGTATCTACTAATGCTAAGGGTAAGATTCTGCCGCTTTCGTTGGCTATGTAACAGGCATCTATGAACTTGCCGTTGTGGTCAATTGCTGCAATTGCTCCTGATATTGCGCCTGGGTCGATCCCTATGTAAATCATTTAATCTCCACAGAAACAAGGGATTGCTTCTTCGTTAGGGTCAATGTTGCCGAACATATCTGTTTGTTGGAGTGCAAAATCATACATTTCCTTATAACTTGGCCTATCTTTTCTGAATTTTGCTCCATCGCCATACGTTTTATTGGACGAATTGGCGTGTGCCTCCATTTTCATCCACCAAAGGGCTCGTTCTGGCTTTTCGGCAATCAGTGACATGATCTGATGCGTTGGCTTTAGGAAGCACAAATCACAATTGCCGTGCATTGTGACTCCGTTCATGTTTGGCAGACCCAAGTCAAAAGACTGGTTTCTCCAAAACTCTCCGACTATCTGCTTGGTTACTCCTGCGGTTACAAGTGGTGTGCGGCTTCTATCCATTTTGGCTGCTCTACGCATTTCGTCAGCCCTTATGCCAACCCAATCAGAGTTTTCGTCATGATGCCAACCGATTGACTTCAAATAATGATTAATCACCCTGATTTTTAATTTAGCAGTGCATATTCTTGCAACAGGGTTTGGCAGATATGGCGAACCGTTTTGATCAATCAGTTCAAAAAAGGGTTCACCTTCACGGGAGGCAGTCTCAAAAGTTACCCTTCTCCACCTGTTTGCAGGTACTTCCTCATATTTGTACTCTAGCCAGTGAATTTCTACGCCCCAATTTTTCTCACAATCGTTGACAAACTTCAAAGTAGCTTCTTCTTCCTTACCAGTGTTAGCAAAACATACAATTGCTTCAGACGGTAAAGTCATATTGTTGGCTTCCAATATACGATAAAGCATATAAGCGGAAGTCCTGCCACCTGAAAAACTTATGCAAGTAGGTTCATTTATCAGAAACGGATTCATTGTTTGCTTTCATTTTGGCTGTCAATTCCTGACTGATCCCGTTGTAAATCCCCAAGTAGTGATTCTCCAGTTCTTTCGCTCTGCCCCACGCATAGGCTTTCCATCCATTCATTGACGCCATCAGGATCAAATGGTCTAGCGTGTTTTGGTAATGAGCTTGCAATGTCTCCGGTCGCCCAAAGGGCTTGTGTGACTTTGACAATAGGGTGGAGTCTTGTTCCATCTTTTTGAGTATCCAATATCCGGTGAGCTTCATCTGATGTCATTTAAGATTCTCCATGCTGTTGCAGCCACAATTGGAATTTGTCCATTTCCAAGGCATTCAGACTGGCCCACCCATTCGGCCACCCCATCACCCAATAAATCCATGCCACGCTTGGAATCTTCCCATGATTGGCAGTCATCCAATAAGCTATTGAATTTCTGTGCATCCCAAACGTGCTTTTTAATACTGATTCCTTGCGAAACCTTAGAAATTTGAAATGGTCTGTTTTTAATGGGGTCGGATGCGACAATCCAAATTCTGTCCCTTGAATGTGATGCACCAAGTTCTTGACCTCCCAAAACTCCCCATTTCGCATCAAACCCCATTGAGGCCAAGTCTCCAAGAACTCGTCCAAGTCCCCTAGAAGTGAGCATTGGTGAGTTTTCCACAAAGACGTATCTAGGTCGTACTTCCCCAATGATGCGAGCCATTTCTCTCCACATTCCTGATCGTTCTCCGTCAATTCCTGCGCCTTTTCCTGCTGATGAGATGTCTTGGCATGGAAATCCTCCAGATATGACATCAACAATTCCTCTCCAAGGTTTCCCGTCAAAGGTTTGAACGTCATCCCAAATTGGGAAAGTCTGGAGAATGCCGTCATTTTGTCGGGCGCACAGTACGCTTGCGGGATAGGCTTCCCACTCGACTGCACAGACTGTTCTCCATCCAAGGAGTTTGCCTCCAAGTATTCCTCCACCAGCACCTGCGAAAAGAGCCAACTCATTCATTGTCTCCCTCTCAAAGCTGCAAGTTTTTCCCTGATATGGTCAGGCATAGAAACGGCTTTTTGACGGTCTTGTTCTAGTTTGGCTAAGGCAGGGTCAATCTGTGGTTTTAACTGCATCTCAGGCACTTCTGCGCCGTCCCATCGCTGTTGATTGAGATAAACCAAAGGTGCAGGGATAAAAGCACCATTTGTTTTTAGCCATTGCTCTGTTGTTTTCATCCATGCAAGGTGTTTTAAGATTTGATCTGCTTGAGTGTCGCAATAAGACTTTATCCACACTTGTTTGCATTTAGCCTTTGCCCCTTTTCTAGGAGTGTTAGGCCACATTTTCCAGAAGTCATCAAACATTGGTTTACTTTCAAACATAGGTTCTCCAAGGGTGGATAGACTCGTTTCTATCCTACCTTCTCCAGACTTATCAGTGTTCATTATCAACTCCTATCAACTAGAAAAAACCAAACAGCCCCAAGTGCGCTTGACGGATTTGTTCGCTTATACATTTGGCCTTGTTTACCACCGTGTACCAAATGCTTTACCAGTCGCCAAATCAACGCTGGTCGCCTTTTGCTCTGGGGTGTATCAGAGTGCGGTGTTTTCTTCCAAGCAGTCCATGCAGACTCACTACTAACGTGTGGAGTACGGATGCTGTGGAGAAATAAAAAAAGCCACTTAGCTCTACCCTCGGTGGAAACCCAAGGGTAAAAACCAAGGGCGAGAGTAGAATTAAGTGGCTTCATTTCATTGCTTTCCACGGCAACAAATTTAGTATACATCAGAAAATAATTTGGGTTCAACTGATTACCATACTATTTTTTAGGGGTTTTGAACTCTGCTTCTATTTTCTTGCGCTGCTCAATCGCATTTGCAAGCAGTTTCCGCAACCACATTGCACCTCCCATACTCTGAAATTCATCCTTTAATGCCTGAGTAACCCTCACTGCAATTTGAATTTGCGTTCCTGTAATGTCTGATGGCGGTCTTGGCATTTTGTCTTCTGTTGGTTAAAAGAAACGAATTGTTGCTTGTGTCAAACAATACACAATTAGGGAATGTCCTAGTGTCAGACAGAATATATTATGTCATACACTACGCTTCCCAACAACTTGAAAGGTGTCCAATGTCTAAGCGTTACCAACCCTTATTTGCAGATGAAAGCCGTGACAAATGCCCGTATATAGGCTGTGGCGGTGCATTATTTCAAGACGAGCGCACTTACCACTGCCGTGGCTGCAATACGTTCTTTTACCCTGAAGAAAAGACTCTTGAAGAAAGCTACGATGATGAGTAAATTCAATGAACCAACCGACCCACCAGTTTTTAAAAGCCAACAGGAATTTTATGATTGGTTGCGTAATAACGTGATTGATGAAGTCACTGTTGAAATTCAGAAGATGCAGGGGTTTGGCAAAGATACGCTAGACAGTTTGTGTGTTTACGTTCAAGGAATGAAGAAATGACACAAGATGAAATTAAATGTGGTGACATTGTGCAAGTCAATCCTGACAAAGAAATGTTTGGTGCTTGTATGGTGGTGGTGACAGAGCTAAAAACTTGGGGCATCCAAGGATATGTTCAATCTGCTGGTGTTGCTGGACAGCAGTACATTCGATTGAAGTTTGATGAGATTGAGCCTACTGGTGGCAAGGCTGTGTGGATTGTAGGAGAACCCCGATGACACAAGATGAAATCATTGAGATGGCAAGAGAGGCTGGTGGGGAGTTTTATGTCACAAGTGGAAATCAAACTCCGACTTGGTATTTTTCCCACAGCACTATTTATGATTTTGTCAACCTTGTAGCCGCCAAGGAACAAAAGAAATGGCAAGACCAAACGGCGGTTGAAATCCACGAAGCAGTGCTTGAAGAGCGTGAAGTTTGTGCAAAGGTTGCTGAACACAGTTTTGGCGTTATCGGTAGCACGATTGCCCTTGCTATTAGAGCCAGAGGAGAACAAGCATGAACATAACTGAAGAACAATTTGTTGAATTGATTGCACTGCTTGCACAAATAGAAACATCGGGAAGAATTAATTTTGTTCCCGTATTGGGTTTGTCTGGCGCAGAAGAAGCCTTTTTTACAATTCAAGAGTTTATAAGCCAGTTGGAGAACAAGCATGATTGAAGCATTGAAGCTGGCGCTTCCATTGCTGGAAGACTGTGTAAATAGCTATCGCTTGAAATATGAGCGACCCGCTTTTGACAAAGCCATAACCGCCATCAAAAAAGCCTTGGCACAGCAA